TTTATCTTGAGAGATATGCAGCATCTACCAGCCCATTTACAAGACCTTCAATCCCATCAAGCGTGATTACATTTACTTTGGTTTCTCCACTTCCTGAGATGTATGTGAGTTCTCAAGATCAAGGGACAGCAACAATTACCCATTTGGCTAATTCAACTGCTGGAAAAACTTATAAGTATGCAATTATTGGTTGATTTCTAACAAATTTGGATTAAAATGGATTCCGTGGATGACCCATCTTGGAATCCGAAACTCTAGGAGTAAAAAAGATGGCTACTACTACCACATCATCGATTGACCCAACGATACAACCTTTTTTAAGCTATGGCTTAACAGAGGCACAGAAACTGTACCAAGGCGGTGGCCCTCAGTACTATGGTGGTCAGACTTATGTAAGTCCTTCCACTACAACCCAAACTGGTCTGCAAGCTCTTGAGGCTCGTGCTTCTCAGGGTAATCCATTACTTCAGTCTGCTCAAAGTCAGTTACAGAACACAGTTTCTGGTGGCTTTCTAGGTGGAAACCCTTTCTTTCAAGGTGCTTTCCAACCTGCTGCTCAAGCTGCTCAGTCTCAGTTTCAGCAGACTCTAGGCGACATTGCATCTAAATCTAGTCTTGCTGGTCGTTATGGCTCTGGTGCTATGGGTAACTTGCAAGACAGGGCAGCAGGTATATTTGGTAAAAGTTTAGCTGATACTGCTGGAACTTTGGCATATAAAAACTATGCTGATGAACGTGCTATGCAACAAGCTGCTACATTGGCTGCGCCTGAGATGGCTGGTGCTGATTACCAAGATATTCAAAATTTGTTAAAAGCAGGTCAGGCTCGTGAGGGCTACACAGGCGCACAACAAAAAGCCGAAATGGAGAAGTTTGACTTCTTGCAAAACCAACCACAACAGAACTTGCAGAACTATCTGTCGCTTGTCTATGGCAACCCAATGGGTAAAGTTGGCTCACAAACAACTAGTGGTGCAGCAGATACATCTACCTTGCAAAATGTGCTTGGTTTAGCTGCTGTTGGTGGCGGTTTGTATAAGAATCTAGGTGGTTCTACTGGTATTAGTAACTTGTGGAATAGCGGGACTAATTGGCTAACTGGTGGCTCTAATATGGGTACTATTGACGCTACAGCACCTGCTCTTGGCTCTAACTGGTGGGATTAAACATGGCTGGACTATTAGACATTTTTGGTACAGGTGGTGCAGACACAATGGGTCTGCTTGGTATGTCACCTGCTGACATTCAGCGTAATCGTGATGATGCACAAGCACAAGCCTTGTATGCACTAGCAGGACGATTGTTCCAAGGTGGTAACACAGGACAATCCATTGCTGAAGGCTTAATGAAGGGTCAGCAAGCCTACAAAGGTGGTATGCAAGAAACCTTGCAAGGTCAATTGCAGAATGTCCAGTTGGCTGACATGATTCGCAAGCGTAAGCAAGAGCAACAAGCCTTGGCTGAACAACAGCGTATTCAAGGTGTTATCCAAGGTGCTGTAACCAAGCCTCAAGAGATTTATGGCGAAGACATGATGGGTCAGCGTCAAGGCGAAGGAATGACTGCACCTAGCTTTGATTTGCAACGAGCAATGCCTCAATTGATGAGTTCAGAAGCAGGACGCAAAGCCTTGAGTGAGTTGATTGCCTCTCAGAAAGCAATGGGTGGTGAAACTACTACATTGGCTGAAGGCGCAAGTCTTGTTCGTGTAAATCCAATAACAAATAAAGTTGAAACTGTTGTTCAAGGTAAACCAAAAGAAAACCTAACATCAACTTATAAAGACTTTCAACAAGCTGTAAAAGAAGGTTACGAAGGTAACTTCATGCAGTATCAGAAAGAATTGAAACGAGAAGGCGCACCTAAATTTGCTATTGATTTGAACGATAAAACTGCTGTGGCTAAAGCCCAACTTGCTACAGTAAATCAATGGCAAGGAACATTAAAAGATACTGGTGACACTACTGTTGCAAGTCGTGCAGCAGCTTTTTATGATGCGTTTAATCAAGCAGGAAAAGGAAATTCAAGTGCTGATGGTGCAATGATTTATAACCTTGCAAAAGTTTATGACCAAACTGGTGCGGTTCAAAAAGGTGATGTAGAAACAATTATTGGCAACCCATCTATTCCACAGCGTATCCAATTGCTTGCACAACAACTTGTTAAAGGTGGAACATTCACACCACAACAGAGGTTAGATGCAAAATCAATTATTGAAGGCATTGTTAGCGAAAGAGAAAAAGCACTTGAGCCTACACTTAATGTTTATAGAAATCTAAACACCGAAATGGGTGGCAAGGCAGAAGCAATTATTAACCCTTACGATGCTGTAAGAAAGTTTAATGCACCAAGTTCTGGTTTACCAACTGGCGTAACTGTTAAAAAGAAGGGTTGATTATGGCAACCTACGAAGTAACGATTGAAGGCAAAGGTACATATGAAGTCACTTCTGACAAGGAATTGACTGATGCACAAGCCTATCAATATGCTCTTGAGCAATCTAAAACTGAAACAACACCTAGTGCTCCAGCTAGGAAAATGACAAGAGAAGAAGCAATTAAGGAAATTACTACTTCTCCTCGTCCAGAGCAAATGCAAATTGGAAGTGCTAGTGACTTAGTTCGTCAGTTAGGTTTAACAGGACGAGCAGCAGTTACTGGTGCTTTATCACTTCCTACAATTGGTGCTGATGCGCTTACAGGATTGATTAACATTCTTGCTGGCAGACAGGTAATGCAACCTACTAGCCAAGCATTGCAAAATTTGATGACACAAGCTGGTGTTCCTACGCCAAAAACTTCTCAAGAGCGTGTTATTCAAGATGTAACAAGTGCAGGATTTGGTGTAGCTGCACCTGCTTCTGTTGCTAAGAATTTACCAACACCAATACGAGATTTCTTTACTAAGAGTTTAGAGACTCAAGGTGCTGCTGCTACTGCTGGTGCATTGGCATCTGGTGCTGCTCGTGAAAGTGATATTGGCCCTGTTGGTCAAGCATTAGGTGCTTTGGCTGGTGCTACAACAGCAGGTGGTGCTGTAGGTTCTGCACCTATTCTTGCTAGAACTTCTAAAGAGATTGTTCGTCCATTCACTCAAGCAGGGCGTGAGGTCATCACAGGAAATGTGTTGCGTAACTTAGCATCTGATGCTGAAGAAGCAATTAAAGCTGGCGCAACCTATGTTCCTAAGATTGGTGGATATACACCAACAACAGCACAAGCGACTCGTGACCTTGGATTGATTAACGCTGAGACTGCGTTAAGAGGCATGGATAACACTAAGGCTCGTTTTGCTACTCAGGCTTTAGAAGCTAATCAAGCACAAATGGCTATTTTGAATCGTCTTGCTAAAGATGATGATGCGCTTACAGCAGCAATTAAAAAACGTGATGATGTAGCTGACCCATTGCGTGAACAGGCATTTGCTAATTCAACTGTGACACCAGAGATGTTTCAATCTGGAATTGCTTTAACAGTTAATAAGACCATTGATGACATTCTTGCTTCTCCAGTTGGAAAGCGTAAAACTGTCATTTCTGTGATGAACGATGCCAAAGACGATATTGCTCGTGCAACAACTCCTGCTGAACTTTATGAGATTCGCAAAGATTTAAGGGCTGCTGCTCAAGGATTGTTGGATAAATCTAGCACAGGTGGCCCAACAGCAGGTGCTTACAAGGCAGCAGGAGAGCCACTTAAACAAGTTATTCGTGCGGTAGACGATGCTATTGAGGCAGGTGCTACTGGCTACAAAGACTACTTGGCTAAGTACGCTGCTTCTAGCAAAGGCATTGAGCGTCTTGAAGCTGCACAGCAGTTTAAGGGCAAGGTTCTTTCTACTACTCCAGACCCATCACGAGTTAATGATTATCTTATTTCTCAGCCTAAATTCTTAAATGCTATTCGTGCTGCTGAACAAGAAACTAAGTTGTCTAACACTCAGTTGGCTGTTTTGAAGAAAGTTGCTGAAGATTTAGATAGTGGTGTATTAGCTCGTGCTACTAAACCAATGGGTTCAGATACATTCAAGAACATGAGTACAGCTAATGTGATTGGTGGAATGATTGGTAAGCAAATGTTTGGTGATGTTCCTCCTGTTTTACAGAAGGTTTCTGCACCAATGAATTGGCTTTACAACGGCACAGACGATGCAATTCGTGAGTTGTTGGTTAATGCAATGCTTGACCCTAAACTGGCTGCTACATTGATGAAAAAAGCATCTGTTATGACAGTAGAGCCATTGAGCAAAGAGTTGCAACGAAAAGCACTTCAGCTAGGTTATGGTGCTACATTTGGTTTAACAGAAAAGCCTTATCGAGTTGATTTAACTGGCATGGCTAACCCCTAATGAGGAATAGATAATGGCAAAGACAAAGATTTCGGAATACAGCAGTACCGCTAACAACAATACTGACATTAACAGTATTAACTTAGCAGAGGGCATGGCCCCAAGTTTGGTGAACAATGCCATTCGTCAATTGATGGCTCAGTTGAAAGACTACCAAGCAGGCACGGCTGGTGACAACGTGACTGTTGGTGGTAACTTGTATGTTACTGGAACATCTACTCTTACAGGTGCTTTGACAGCCTCTGGAGGCATTAATGGAAATGTCACATCATCATCTGCAACGATTACTGGTGGCACGATCAATGGTGCTGTGATTGGTGGTTCATCTGCTCAAGCGATTACAGGAACGACTGTAACGGCTACTACAGGCTTTGTTGGTGGGTTGACAGGTGCTGTCACAGGAAACACCACAGGAACGCACACAGGGGCTGTAACAGGCAATGTGACTGGTAACCTGACAGGCAATGTCACAGGCAACGTAACTGCTTCTACAGGGACTTCAACATTCAATAATGTCACGATTGATGGCACATTGGATATGTCTTCTGGAACAGTAGGAACAATCACAGGGTTGGCTACACCTACTAATGCTTCTGACGCAGCCACTAAGGGCTATGTAGACACAGCAGATGCTTTGAAGCTGAATCTGTCTGGTGGCACTATGTCAGGCAATATCGCTATGGGTACAAACAAGATCACAGGTCTTGGTACACCTACTGCTGATGCTGACGCTGTTACCAAGTCTTATGTAGACGCTATTGCCCAAGGTATTGATGCAAAAGCCTCTGTGGTTGCTGCTACGACAACGAATATCACTTTGTCTGGCGCACAAACAATTGATGGTGTTTCAGTCATCGCAGGTGATCGAGTATTGGTTAAAGACCAGACTACGACTGCTGACAATGGTATTTATCTGTGTGCATCAGGTTCATGGACTCGCACAACAGACGCTGACTCTTGGACAGAGTTGGTTGCTGCTTACACCTTTGTTGAGGGTGGCACAACTAACGACAATAATGGCTTTATCTGTACAGTAGCAGCAGGTGGCACTTTGGGTACTACAGCGATTACTTTTGCTCAGTTCTCAGGTGCAGGTCAAGTTGTTGCTGGCGCAGGTCTTACAAAAACTGGTAACACACTAGATGTTGGCACAGCGTCTTCTAGCCGTATTGTTGTCAATTCTGACAACATTGATTTGGCGACAACTGGCGTTACAGCAAGCACATATAAGTCTGTTACGACAGACGCTTATGGACGCATTACAGCAGGTACTAACCCAACAACTATCTCTGGTTTTGGTATCACAGACGCTTACACAAAGACTGAAGTTGATACTTCTCTGAGTGGTAAGTTGTCTACAAGTGGTGGCACTATGAGTGGTGCTATTGCGATGGGTACTTCTAAGATTACTGGTTTGGGTGACCCTACCAATGCTCAAGACGCTACCACTAAGACTTATGTTGATGGCATCTTAGGTAGTGCAACATCTGCTGCAACAAGTGCTGCGGCTGCTGCTACTTCAGCCTCTAATGCCTCAACGAGTGCATCAAATGCCTCTACAAGCGCAGGAAACGCCTCTACAAGCGCAACGGCTGCTGCTGCTAGTGCTACGAGTGCTGCCAACACTTACGATGCTTTTGATGATCGTTATTTGGGTTCTAAGTCAACTGCACCATCTGTAGACAATGATGGCAATGCTTTGTTGACTGGTGCTTTGTACTGGAATACATCAACTAGCAACTTGTTTGTCTGGACTGGCTCAACATGGTCTAGCGCAGCGTTCACAGCAGGTTCATTTGCCACACTTTCAGGAACACAAACCTTTACAGGTACAAATACCTTTACAGGCTCATCATCAGCTACAGCCATTGTCTTGAACGATGCAGCAGAGGTAGCAACAGTATCAGCTACAGCGGCTACTGGAACGATTAACTACGACATTACAACTCAGTCAGTCTTGTACTACACAAGTAACGCAAGTGCTAACTGGACTGTTAACTTCAGAGGCTCTAGTGGTACATCATTAAATACTTTGATGAGTACTGGTCAATCTATGACTGTAGCTTTCTTGGTCACTCAAGGCTCTACAGCTTACTATAACTCTGCTGTTCAAGTTGATGGTACAACCTCTGGCGTAACAACCGTGTGGCTTGGTGGTGCGCCTACTGCGGGTAATGCTAGTGGCATCGACTCGTATAGGTTCTTAATTCTGAAGACTGCAAACGCAACCTTTACAGTCTTGGCAAGCAACACACAATTTAAGGCGTAAACCATGCCATTACAAGCAACAAGTGGTGCAGCTTCTTATGATGCCTTTGGTGGTGGTGTAGCTGCTGTTCCTAACTACATCGAGGATGTGTTTAGCACATGGCTTTACACAGGTAATGGCTCTACTCAGACCATCACAAATAATATTGACTTATCTACCAATGGTGGAATGGTTTGGGCAAAGAGAAGGGATGCGGCAATTAACAATGGCCTTTGGAGTTCAACTTCTTCTGGCAACTTTTTAATTAGTAATGCAACTACTGCCAATACTGCATTAGCTACTGGCGTTACGGCATTTAATACAAATGGTTTTTCTCTAGGTTCTGGATATTTCAATACTAATGCAGGAACTTATGTTTCTTGGTCTTTTAAACAACAGCCAAAGTTTTTTGCACAAGTTACTTATACAGGTACTGGAAGCGCAACAACAATTAGCCATGACCTTGGCTCAATACCAGCGTTCATCATAGTTAAACGGACAGATACGACATCAAATTGGGCTTGTTATCACACAAGTTTAGGTGCAACACAAAACATTGCGCTTAATGCAACAGCGGCAGCGGCAAGTTCAAATTATTGGAATAACACTTCTCCAACAAGTACAGTTTTTAGTGTTGATGGAAGTGCTGATGTCAACGCATCTGGTGGTACATATATTGCGTATTTATATGCTTCCAACGCAGGAGGTTTTGGTCTGACTGGTACAGACAATGTGATTTCGTGTGGGTCTTATACTGGAAACAATACAAGCCTTCAAAGTATTAACTTGGGATATGAGCCTCAATTGGTTCTTATTAAAAGCGCATCTATTGCTGGAACTGAATGGGCCATGCTAGACAATATGCGTGGTGTTGCAACTGGTGGCGTTGATGCTATTCTTAATCCAAATACAAGCGGCGCAGAAGCATCGCCGTATGACCGAGTTGATTTCACTTCAACAGGATTCAATTTAAAAACTTCTTCGTCAATCTACAACGAAACGGGAACCTACATCTACATAGCCATTCGTAGAGGCCCAATGAAAGTGCCTACGAGTGGGACGAGTGTGTTTAGTCCTATTGCTTCAAGTTCAAATACAAGCACAGCGCAAACGACCAATTTCCCTGTTGATCTGCAAATAATGAGTTTGACCAATGCGGTTGAAAACAAATATGTTGCTGACAGGTTGCGTGGAGTTATCACTACCCCAACAAATGCGACAAGCTTGCAGTTAAGAACAAACAGCACCGCCAATGAACTTACTGGCGGCTCTGACTTTACGAGGTACTGGAATAATAATGGCTTTGAAACGCCAAGCTGGTTTGGCGACAACTACGCCATAAACGGATATTCAGGAGTTTTTTGGAACTTCAGACGCGCCCCCGGCTTCTTTGATGAGGTTTGCTATGACTCTAATGGTGTTGCTGGCACTCAAATACCCCACAACCTTGGCGTTAAACCACAGTTGATGATTGTTAAGTGTCGCAATAATGCAGTTCGATGGGTTGTTTATGCCGAGCCATTAGGGGCAACTCAATATCTAGTTTTAAATTTAGACTTTCCAGCCAGCACCAACATTGACCCTTGGAACAATACTGAGCCAACAGCATCAGTTTTTACTGTTGAGGATGGAACGCAGTCAAATGCAGGATATGGTTACACCTATGTCGCCTACCTCTTTGCAACCTGCGCTGGGGTTCAATACATAAATTCTTATGTAGGAGACGGCACAACAGGACGTACTATTAACTGCGGATTCACTGGCGGAGCACGTTTTGTATGTATTAAAGCAACAAGTACGTCAGGTTCGTGGTGGACTTTTGATTCAGCACGTGGAATTGTTACAAATAGTGATCCAGCATTACAATTGAACTCAACAGCGGCAGAGGTTACTTCTGCTGATGCAATTGACACAGCGTCTAGTGGTTTTATTGTCAATCAGGAGGCCACTTGTAGCCTAAATGCTAGTGGCGTATCGTACTTAGTATGGGCGATTGCGTAATGGAATTTATATACGTTATTGAAAACAACGTAACTGGCAAGTTTTACATTGGCAGGACTAATAACCCTGCCTCTCGTAAACGTGCTCACTTTTCAGAATTACGTAGAGGTGTTCATAAAAATCCACGCTTACAGTATTCATTTGATAAACATGGAGAGACTGCGTTTGAGTTCAAAGTGGTTGATTTAGCAGAATCTGAAGTAATTTGCAACAAAGAAGCTGAGTGGTTTAAGGCTTTTGATTGCAACAAAGACTACCTGTACAACTGCCACTTTGAAACATTTGGCGGCCCTAAGATTTGGAAACCGCATACACCTGAATCTGCCGCAAAAATCTCTGAGGCCATTAAGAACGGCACACGCAAATATATCTTTGATATTCTTGATGAGCGATACGCTGGTGCTTCACTGAGAGTGCTTGCAAAGAAATATGAAGTAGGTGCAAACACTTTGCTTGATTACACCCCTGAGTGGGAGCAACTACGTGGCTTGACAATGCCCAAGAGTGTTCAAGAGGAAGCATCTAAACAGCGTGTTGCAGAGTTTGTGCGTTTGTTTATGGTTGTTGGTGATGCGGCTTTGTACGAGTTGAAGTCAATTGGTGTATCACGCAGAGCCTTGACTAAATATTTGCCTGACTTTGGCTTGTCCTTTAAAGACATTAACTTGACCAAATGGCGTGATGTACCAAAGCAAAAGGCATTGGATGCTATCAAGATGGTTAATGAAACAGGCTGTACTGCTTTGCACGCAATAAGAGAGTGTGGAGCTACTGTTTCAAGTTATTACAAATATCGAGGAGTTTAATATGCAGATTCGTTTACGATCAAATGGACAAGTCATGTACGAGAGTGAATTTCGTGCATACACCAAAGCCAATGGAGGCCCATCATGGGAGACAACAACAACTGAAGTCTTAGAGTCTTTGGGTGCTGATGTAGTCTTTGAAGGCCCACAAGCATCAGGTGGTACTGTTTACCAATACTCTCAAGCCGCTGGCGTTGAGCAGATTGATGGTAAGTGGTACACAAAGTACATCTTAGGCCCTGTCTTCATTGACCAAGTGGTAGATGGTGTAACTACTACTGCTGCTGAACAAGAAGCTGCTTATAAGGCTCAGAAGGATGCTGAACAGGCTAAGAGTGTTCGTGCAACTCGTGATGCTAAGTTAGCTGAGTGTGATTGGACACAAGTTGAGGATGCCCCTGTTGACAAAGCTGTATGGGCTACATATCGTCAAGCCTTGCGTGATGTAACAGCGCAGACTGGCTTTCCTTGGACTGTTGAGTGGCCTGTGGCTCCTTGAGGTGAATGATGGACGCAGACGTTGACAAAAGGCTTGCCGTGCATGTAGCAATTTGTGCTGAGCGATACAACGCAATCGCCAGCTCTCTGAAGGATGGCGACAGACGCATGACCAAGATTGAGTACTTGCTTTATGCGGCAATTCTCACGGTGCTGCTCGGGCCTGGTGTGGCTGCTGAGTTTGTGAAAAAGATTTTTGGGCTATGAAAGATTGGGCCGTGGCAGTCATTGCAGCAGCCCTTTTTTC